AAGCGGTTATTACCGGACGTAGGTTCAAGTCTGTAGTCCCGGAGATACAAGATACCGTCGCCGGTATGACACTGAACCGGGCCAATCTAATTGGTCGTACCGAAGTGGCCAAGGCAAGTTCCGCTATCGTGCAAGCCCGAGCGCAGTATATTGGCAGTGACTCTTACATCTGGCGCAGCGTACAAGATGCCGATGTCAGACGCATGCATCGTTTATTAAATGGGACAGTGCATCGCTGGGATGATCCGCCAATCGCGGAAGACCCGATATCAAAAGGTATTAGACATCATCCCGGTGAATTTCCGAATTGCCGGTGTTATGCCGAGCCGATCCTTCCGGCAGTAATAACTTAGGGTTATTACTATTAGTCAGGAAGGTGACGAGACAGAGATTTCGCTTGCTCTTAAAACGGTTTTGGCTTTGCGCGAAGGCGAAGGCAAGACGCTTTGCCCTGAACTCCAAGCCTGGGTTGATCAGTGGGTAGGAGCAGAAAAGCGCCCGTATGTTCCAAAGCCGCGCGAGACTAGACCTAGACCATCTAAAGAACAACTACAACCCCAAGAACATCGGTTTAATAAACGCACCAAAAACTTTATTGATGGTGTGCCACTAACCGAAGTGGCTAGACAACATAATATGAATCCTAACGTCCTTTATTTTCGTATAAAGAATGGCTGGTCAGTGCAAGAGGCACTTGAACGTCCCGTGCGAGAATGGAAACGATGACTGATGGAACAACAGTACAGTATATCGTTTAACGGGATCGATCATTGTATCATACAAACCGATGACCGGTTTGAAGCTTTCTTTTACAAAAACAGCATTGGTGTTTATCCCAGTTTTATGGATGCTGCCAATGCAGTACTCCAGATCGCTCGATTAGAAGCGTGGAACCCACCAATGGAACAGCGCATATTCAGTCACTAGAGGTGTAGCAATGGCCGTAAAAGTTTTGGATGGTCCGATATTTCTTGCTGGTGAATCCCTATCGGAGCCATTGGATTGTACGGCTGGTCAATTGATTCGTATTATTACACCAAGTAATTGGGTTAACTCGGATCATCATAAAGACCCCGATTTGACGTTTCAAGTATCTAATGATGGCGTTACTTGGAAAGACCTGTTTGACCGGGAGGGGTATGAATACAATATCCTCACAATTATTCCGGATACGGCAGTGGTGGTGTCAGATCAACAAGTAAGACGAGCTTGGGTTAGGTTTCGCTCCGGGTCTAGAATTAATCCGCTTCCACAGGTAGAGGAATGTCACTACCAAGTGGTATTAGAGGAAATGGATGGTAGTAGTGGGCAGAGCCCTGCCGATCAAAATGTGATCAAGCGCTTTGTTCCGACTTATGGTTGGTCGCCAGTTTATGGCAAGGTGCTGCTTACATCACGTTAAATGCGTTATTACCGTTTTATTCGGGACAGAATAAGAAAGCAAAAACAAGACCCGAAGAAGCTGGACTCATCTGAACACTTTGTCATTTCGGTCCTTATCATCGTTGCTATCTATTTGGCCATAGTCATCCTGCTTGTTTTCCGACAAGTATGGATAGGAGAATCACAATGAATCGAATGATAAATCTAATTGGAGTTGCGTTGTTGTCTGGTGTGTTGACTGCGTGCATGTCGGCACACAGTCAAGAAGCACCGCCACCGCCGCCACCTCCTGTAGCGGTAGCTCCTGCCCCTCCTCCGATGGTGGCCCCGCCACCTCCACCCTCCGCACCTTATGTTGTACCGTCACAGAAGTATCGTGTGGCGAAGCGCCACCACAGGATGACAAGGTATGGTTATCGTGGTGGTTACGTCAGGCAACATTGTGTGACGAAAACTAAGAAAGTATTCAATCGTTATAGTCACCGCTATGAAACAAGGCCGGTTAGGGTGTGTCGTTCCTAACCTCTGAGTATTGGAGGTTGTTATGGCCTTCAGTGTGGAGAAAATATATCCAGAACATAAAACTGATATTGAAAGTCGCGTTGAAGCCTTGGAACGCGAAATGACCCGTATTGTGCGCGGCCTTTATGTACTGGAAATGAAGGCACGCGGTGAACTGGAGGAAGAAATGCCGCCTCGTGATCCGAATGAAGTTGAAGAAGAAGACCTTCCTGAAGAAATCGATGACGAAGATGAAGATGAAATACCCGATTACGATGATGAAGACGATATTCCAGACGGTGAACCGGAACAACCAGTGCGTACACTCGACTAATGCAATTCTACACTACTGAAGCATTAGGCCGCACCCAAAAACTGACACCAGAAGGATTTCTGGTAGTTGAGGGTGCGCCGCTGGCCCGCACCGGGCTGCAATTATACAGTGACAAAGAGATACCGCTAACCGGTGATGCGGACGGACATATTATTGTCCAACGCGACCCGGAGGAAGTATTTCATCCTAATATGATTGCGTCACTGCAAGGTAAACCAATTACACTTGAACATCCAACCGATAATGTCACTCCCAAGAATTGGAAGGATTTGGCAGTTGGTTATGTCATCAATCCCCGGCGTGGTACCGGATTGCAAGACAACTTGCTAATCGGTGATCTGGTACTGACTGATCCGTCAGCGATTGAGGCGGTGCGCGAAGGTGACATGCGCGAATTGTCAGTTGGTTATGACAGTGCCTATGAGCAGACTGGGCCAGGACGTGGCCGGCAACATAATATCATAGCTAATCACTTGGCAATTATCGAATCAGGGCGCTGTGGACCAGTCTGTCGGATTGGTGACAGTGCAGAGGCACTAAAGCGGTTGGTCCCTAGAGTCACTAGGAAAAAGCCTGTTCATGTTCATCTGCATTTGTAATGTCAGACGAACCGCTCGACTTTGTACCACTTAAGTAGTTTTGTGGTTGACAGAAGGGTTGGTGCGACTCGGTAAGGCTACTAATGATGTTGGATGAAATAAATGCGTATACATGTTCATGATGCATTTGTCAGTACCCAACATCCTCGCGGGCAACCGGGCAATAAAGGTGAGTTCGCCAAGAAGTCGGGAGGAACAACAACCACTAAAGCTAAGTCCAAGCCGAGTGGTGGCGAATTCAATTATGAGAACTGGCTTAAGGGATTAGTTTCCGAAGTTGATTTACCAAAAGCTAAAGCACAAGTAAGCACAGCCACCAAACAAATAAAGCATGCGGTAGCAACAAAGCAGCCCGGTGTCGATGTTGTCGTACCAAAAGCGGTCGCCAAGTCTTTAGTAGCTCCTACTAAAGAAGATGCTGCAACTAAAACAAAGATAACCAACCCAGCGCACAATCTTAATATACAAATAATGGGTACCGGTAGTCATCGAGCGCAATTGCAAGCTGCGCTACAACACGGCAATTTCCCTGGTGCCGATACGGTGCAGAATTTAACTATATACAATATCAACAAACCTATCTCGACGCAGGGATTAGCGGCTAAGCATTTGAGTGGTTCCGCTGTCGGTCTTACCATACCGTTGGATGATGAAACAATAATACAAGTGACAGATGCGACAGGACGTAAAGACCTAGTATCTGTCATGACGCATGAATTAGGTCATGCGGTCGATATCAAACATAACTACGCTTTATCTACTAACATGGGGCGGTCTATACAAAGTGATGCCGCTAAGCTAACACCACAAGAACAAAAGAAAGCTAGATATTACACTGATAATCCCAAAGAAGGATTTGCCGAGCTTTATCGATTGGCGTTCTCGCCCGCGAAAGAAGGCGCATTCTTAATGAGTCAGCAAAGAGCACAACAAGTATTTGCTAAGTCGCTGGCAGAGATGCGTAGAGTAACACAGTCGGCATGACCGTCCCAGAGTGGAATGGCATTGTCATACTGGTACTGGTTGTTGTCATAGCTTTTCTTATTTGGAGAACCTGAAAGAGAATGCATCGCCATATCTACATACACTTACATCGTACCCGTGATGCATTTGTTTCGTCTGAACATCCGCGCGGACAACCAAGTAATTCTGGCGAGTTTGTAGCTAAAGGTACTGGTGGAGCAGCGACGAAAGCGTCAGCCCCACCAAAAACGAAATCAACCCAATCAACAACAACTCCAGCAAAATCCGCCAGTTCATCGCATCTCCCTGGCGCTAAAAAACAAAGAGAAACCCTAACGGAATTCCCGGAAGATCGCGCACAATTGCCTGACCATATCAGGAAGCTGCGAGTCCCGCCAGCCTGGACAAATAAGAAATACAATCCCGATCCTAATGGCCACAAATTGGTTGAAGGATACGATGTCAAAGGCCGGCGACAGTCTTTGTATTCGACCAAGTTTACCGAAGGTAGAAAGGCCGACAAGTTCAAGCGAGTGAAGAAAATTGCTACCAAGATGGAGCAATTTTCGACAAAGAACAATAAGAACTTGAATGCCCGTGATCAGAGCATTAGGCAACACGCCGAAGCTCTTGGCCTTATTATGGAAACCGGGATCAGACCGGGCAGTGAGCGTAATACCGGCGCGGATGTCCATGCTTACGGTATTACCAACATGCAAGGTCAGCATGTTATAAGCGAAGGTAATAAAACCTATTTGAGGTTTACTGGTAAGAAGGGGGTTCATCAAAACCTTGAAATCGAAAACAAACAATTGGCTGACTCACTAAGGGATCGTGCCAAACGAGTCGGTGCCAATAACAAGATATTCCCATCAATCGATGACAATTCACTTCGTAGATATTCCCAATCGATAACTAATGGACTGGCCAATCCAAAAGACTTTCGGACATTGCTTGGTACAAAGCTGGCGGCTGACAAGATAAAAGCAATGGAGAAGCCAACTACTAAGTCCGGTTTGAAGAAAGCAATGAAAGAAGTCGCCGAGTTGGTGTCAGGTAAGTTGGGGAACACACCAGCGATTGCGATGGCTTCTTACATTTCACCTTACGTTTGGGAAGCGTGGAAATGAACGGTAAATATGCCAACATCCCGGACGTACACTTTGATGAAGTCGTCCCGGAGGACGAACTAAAACTCGGCAATCCTGATAATGAACCGGACGAAGAGTCAGCGGAAAGCGTTGCCGAGACAAAGAAACTATACAAAGACTTGTTTGATATCGACCTTGATGACTTGTTCGATGAAGATGGCAACGTCAAACCGGATGAATGAAAAGTTCCAACGATGATCCCTACTACAAATTTGCGGTTGTTTGCCTGATTGTAGTTGTAGCCATTTGTGTGGCGGCATTCATCGCTATGGGATTGTTGATGACACCACCGCAGTAAGTTAAGCCGAATCCTTCAACATTAAATACCGGAGTTAAACAAATGGCTGGTTGGCTAGACCGTCAATTGCGGCGTATTCGCTCTGCTTCGTCCGATGCGGAGCTTGAAGCAGTACGAGCAGAGATGGAGGAACATCTACCTCCCGCTTTGGTGAATGGTACGACACGCACCAATGATCTGGGATTGTCACTAGGCAATGGTGCCGATGACGGAACACATCTTCACCTTCATCTTGGCGGTGGAGGTGGTGGTCAGCAAAACGATCAGGGAATGACAGCAATGCCAATGCAGCAGCCGCCGATGACTGGTGACCAACCGCCTCCGCAAAATGGCCCGGCTCCTCCCAATGCCGCTGCCAAAGGTGGTGATGTTGAAACCCGCATGGCTGCGCTGGAAGCTGCGGTAGCAACTCTGACACAACAAATGTCGCAGTTGACGAATGGTGATGATGGCTCTGAAGAAGAAGTACAACTTGAAGAGCCCGAAACCAAGGATGCCCGCTCCTACATCATGCGGCGCGGCGGCAAGATCAAAAAGGTTGGTGACGAAGAACTTTTGGTCCCGGTCAAGACGCCGGTAATGATGGGTGAGACTGATCTGCCGGGTATTCAAGATTTGAATACCACGGTTGTTCACCCCATTGGTGTGGTGAAGACCGGTGACTCCTTCAATATGGAAGGACTCTGGCAGGATGTAATGGCGAAAGCCGAAATTATCGCTCCTGGCATTCGCGTCCCGACATTTGATGGTCGTGTCACTCAGGAAGTCACTACCAAGCGGTTGTGTTCCTTCCGCAAGCAGACCCTCGATGCCGCGATTGATGATGAAGGTACCAAAGAGGTGGTTAAGTCACTGACTGACATCGGCACCCATCTGCAAGTGCGTAATCTGTCTTGTGACAGTACACGCATGGCATTCAATGTCATAGCTGGTGCGTTAGGTCAGCAACGTAATCAAGGTGCTGTTCGCGCTTCTGTTGGTGACAGTCGCGGTGCTCAGCGGCAGACCAATGGCACGCCGTCAATTGCTGAAATCCAGCGGCGTAACAAGGAAGCTTGGAAGACCGGGGAATTCAAGCGTCCAACCAATTAACCGACTCGATTAAGCCGAATCCCTCAATTGGAGTGAAACTGTCATGGTTGCCTACACCTATCGCATGAACGCCGGTATCCCCGGTGAAGTTTCTCGCTTCCAAACTTACGGCTGCACTATCTCGCCAGAGAAGCAGAGCACCGCCGCGCCAATGACACTTTATGGTCAAGTGGCGATCATGTCGGCGGCAAATGCTGGGGTGCGTCCTGCTACTGCCGGCGATGTCACTCCCGATATGGAATGGGGCTTTCTTGTTCGGCCTTATCCTGGCCCCGACATTGGTGTCAGTTTCCCCAATGCTGTTGTTGATTTTGGTGCCGGAAAACCGGGCGGTAAGATTGTCGATATCTTGCGCCGTGGTTTTATGACGGTTCAAGTTGGTGGTGCCACTGCACCGGCCAAAGGCCAAAAGGGCTATTTGTGGACTGCCGCTACTGCGGCTCCTCATGTTCAAGGTCTACTTGAAGCTGTCGATCCCACTACCAACGGTTTTGCTATGAACCGGGTGGTGTTTCAGGGACCGGCTGACGCTTCGGGTAACACCGAAATCTCCTACAACATCTAAGCCATCGTTTAAGAGGATAACGCACAATGCTTACTTATGATGCCGTGCGCGCGGGCGCACCCCGCATGGGCCAGAATTACCTTACCCACGACGGGTTTACTGTGGATAGTGCGGGAGCGTTTCTGGTCCATGAACTGGAACGCCTCGATCCTACACTACACATGCCATTAGCATCCGTCACTTGGGGGCGTGATGTCGATTTGCGTGAAGATGTCACCATTGCCGACGATGCGGCATCTTACACCAATTCGACATTTGCCGCTCCCGGCGGTATTACACCGGCTGGTATTAATTGGGGTGGTAAGAACACCACCACGATTGCCGGTATCGCGGTTGATATCCGCAAGACTTCACAGCCGCTCTTGCTGTGGGAAATGGAAATCAAGTATTCCATCCCGGAGCTTGAATCGGCTATCAAGATTGGGCGTCCGGTTGACACCCAGAAGGTTGAAGGACTCAACCTTAAACATCAAATGGACATCGACCAAGTTGTGTATGTCGGTGATCCGGCAGTTGATTTCCGTGGGTTGTTTAATTCCACGCAGATTACTGCTTCTACCGCTGCCGCGACCGGTTCCGGTTCAAGTACACATTGGTCAACCAAGACCCCGGCGAATATCCTCGCCGATGTCAATACTTTGCTGCAAAACACTTGGGCATCGGCTGGTTATGCAGTAATTCCCGACAAAATTTTGCTGCCACCGGCCCAATATGGGTTGTTGCTGTCGCAGGTTGTGTCGGATGCCGGCAATATCTCGACATTGAAGTTCCTTGAAGAAAACAATCTTACCAATCAACGTGGCGGAACACTTGAAATCCTCCCGGTGAAATGGGCGATTGGTATGGGAGCCGGCGGAACTCCACAAGTTCTTGGTACTGTGGACCGGGCTATTGCGTATAGCATGGACCCGTTGCGTGTCCGCTATCCAATGACTCCGCTGCAAAAGACTCCGATCCAGTATGTCGGAATTTACCACACTGCTACATACTATTGTCGGTTGGGGCAGGTGGAATGGGTCTACCCGGAAACCGCTAGCTATCTTGACGGAATCTAGCCGATTCGATGTTTGCTAGGGGTAGCAAACCTAGTATCGCTTTTGTTCTCAAAGGATAGCCACTTGAACACGAGAGGAAATTATAATGGCCCAGACTAATCGGGTGTATCTCGACAACACCATGCACTTTCAACTTGGTGGTAGCGAAGACAACCCTGAAGGCGAAGTGGTGACACTCCAACAGGGTTGGAATGAAATCCCGGAGAACTTGCGCAATCATCCAATGATCAAGCGGATGATCCCGGAAAGTGAAGCGGAAGTATCACGCCGCGAGCAGCTTATCGAAGCCGAAAAGACTCGGAATGAAGCAATTGCCGATGCCGAGACTGCTTATCGTGAAGCGGTTATTGAGGCTGAGAAAGAGCGTCAAGAAGAACTACAACAACGGATTGAAGAGCGCGCCCAGCGTATGGAACAAAATCGCGCATCCGGGGTTGTTGCTTATGAACCAAATCCTGATCCCGAGGCACAGCGCGCCGAGACTCTGACACTGCCGCCAAATATGCAAGTTATTAGCGCCGCCGGCATGGCCTACAAAGGCAGTGAAAGTGTCAGTGCCGCGCAACAGCGGGTGATGGATTCGGGTGTGCCGGCATCACAAACCCAGTCGGGTGCCAGTGTTGATTCGCCACAAGCTGGTACTGCACCAGGGAGTCTTACTGGTGCTGGAACTGTCAGTGGTCCCAGCCCCAGCCTTCCCAGCAGTGGTGCGACTCCTGATACTACCAGAACGGTTACTGGCACTGGTTCGGCTGCTACACCTACAAGCCCTGCCGCAGGTTCCGGGTCAGTGAGTTCCGCCGGTTCGGTTGGTAGTGCTGGCACAGTTGGAACCGCAGGCACAGTCAATACTGCTGGAACCGTTGGCAGCGCCGGCACGGTCAATAATCCTGGCACTACAGGTGGTGCTTAATACTTCTCGCTATTAGGAGGTTATCATGCCTCTCAAAGAAGGCTCCAGTCAGGAGACTATCAGCGAGAATATAAGTACGCTTGTACATGAGGGTTACCCGCAGGACCAAGCTGTCGCCATCGCGTACAGTAAAGCGGGTAAGTCTCGTGACCGTAGGTTCAGTGATGCGACGGTAGTGAAAACTCCGGTAGCAAATCCAACCCAACCGTTGCAACCAAAGACTGTAAATCCGCCAGCGCCTCCAAAACCACCGGCAGTACCAAAGCCAAAGCCAAAAGCT